AATTGTAAACAGTCTGCTCACAGATGACAAGCCTATACTTTTTCAGAAAGATAAAAATACTGTAGCAGAAGAAACATCTACATTTGTTGAAATACCAGAAGACAGCGATCCTGATCAAAGTTACGAACGAAGCGATCCTCTTGGCACGTTTAAAGGGTTTGCAGATTTTGAGCGCCTTATGGATAACATCGAAGCAGATAAGTTTGTTATGCACCCCACACAAGGACAGTATGAACAAGGTATACAAGACACTTATTCTAATAATTGGAACGATGTAAGAACGCACGAAGTTAAGATAACCTTCAGAAGTCCAGATCATCGTAGACATTTTTTCAATAGTGGAGGAGAAATTCGTTTACAGTTTTCTCTTGTTCCGGCAGGTACAGACGGAAAATCACTAGAATGGGAGAACCTATTAGACACAGCTGGCGTTGTGATTTTTAACTATAATTCTACAAGCAGAAAAACAGCAACAGATCCTACCGTATATCAAGGTGCAGTGTCGCCAACTGAAACTGCAATTGGTAATTTACAGCTGGTAAGTTCTTATCAATCTATTTACACAAAAGGTAGCAATTCATTTTCGTCTGCAGGAATTTATTCTAGTAACCGTGTATCAGTTCAAGCCAAAGAAATTAATTCTTCTGAAATACAGTTTTTAATAAAATTTGAAGACCTTGCAGGCCCTCCAGACGACGGCGATGGTAATGTTGACAATTCAGTAAAAGGAACTTTGACTAGTACTATAGGACATTTTAGATCAATAGGAAGTTTTGTTGACGTGGAAGACGCATATTTAAATATAGAAGTACCTGCTCCAGTTTATGAAACCGTTTCAAGTCTGTAACGCCAAAATTATACTGTAGATAATTAATTTATGTTAAATAATATTGACAAGGATTATCTATGAGTCAAACTTTAATAACTGTAACCAAATATAATGAACTCCAGGAGAGAATTACCGCTATATTAGGGGATTCTACATCAGGAACACCACAATCTGGTTATGGTCAGAATCTTGAAAGTGCAGTTCATTACCCGGTTGCATCCACAGTTGATTTGATTACAGCAGAGCAATACGAAGATATTTATATAGATCTAGTAAGGGCTAGAGTGCATCAAATTGGTGCCACTAGTTTTTCAATAGATCCTTTCGTGTTAGGTAGCGGTGATAACGGCACCGGAGCAGACAAAGTAGAATTATCTTACATTACAGATTTAGAGTCTTTAATGACCGAGATAGAACAAAATAAGTTTGATATAGATTCGACACAGATTGATTTAGAACTCTTTGACACCAATTCTGACGGAATAACTGATCAAAGAACAGCGAGCTGGCGAACAAGAATACAGCATCGCTTCCGTGTACAATTTAGCACAGTAATAGCTCGTCGTCATTTTTTCAACGCTGGCGGAGAAATAAGATTCGAAGCGGACCTAATTTCAGCATCGGGCAATAAGGCGCTTGACTGGGCAGACTTACTTGATACCATGGGAATTATAAGTTTTGATCACACTTTAACAACATCGTCCGGATCAGGTACAGGCTCAACTATTGGTAATTACGATCTTTCCGGATCAGATCAATTATTATTTAGAAAGAACAGTAACGCAATTAACAGTAGCGGAAGATATTCGTCAAACTTTTTAGAATTGTATGGTAAAAATATAAACGATACAACAATAGAATTTTTATTAGACTTCCGAGATGCCGCAGGCGATGGAGCCATTGATGATAACGTAAATGGAACAGTCCGCACGTTTATTAGAGCTGCGACTCCTTTTGGTACTGTTGATATCAATGGTACTACTTATGACACTGTAAAATTAACAGACCCTTCATATTCGTTAGTAACGAGTCTAACTTCTGGAAGTTGACAATCTACTTTATTGTTGTTATAATAAACATGTAAGTAGGAGATCCGAAAATGGACGAAAGGCTTTCTAAAGCATTAGAATTCTCAAATTATTCTGTAACTATTAATAATCAAAAAAGAATCCTCAAAGAACAATTTGTTGATGGATGTCTGTATTTTATTCAAGGAAGCAGATTCTTAATTACCAAAGAATTAATTAATTATGTTGCGTTTCTTGTTGACAGGGGAAACACTAGCGATATTGTTTTGATAGATGATAATGATATTCCTGTTATGATTGAAGATTTAGAGAAATTCTTAGACGATATTTTAGATCAGTATTTTTTAGTTGCAAACGAGTATCATGAAAATTACATACAACTCTCTAAAAGAAGAAGCATAGAGAAACTTATAAATGAATAATGGCGCAATTCTTATTGCAAATAATAACGGTCATATTGATTATGTAAAACAAGCTGTATTCGCTGCAAGAAGGATTAAAAAATATTTAAATTTACCAGTTTCAGTGATTACTGATTCAGCTGAATATCTAAAAAATAATTTTAATCCTGATGTTTTTGATCAGGTACTGGAAATAGATTATTCTATGTCTAATAACCAAAGATTTTATTTTGATGGCTCGTTGTCACATAAAACATTAATCTTTAAAAATCAATCAAGATCGCTGTGTTATTCTTTGTCTCCCTACGATAAGACATTGGTAATAGATACGGATTATGTAATATGTAATAATCTACTTGGTCAGTGCTTTGCATCGTCATCTGATCTTATGTTATTTAAAGATGCCTGCGATTTGACAGGTTATAGAGACATGCATGAATTCAAATTTATAAGCGATAAAAGTGTGCCGTTTTATTGGGCAACAGTCATATACTTTGAAAAAAATGAAAAAAATAAATGTTTCTTTGATTTAATTAATCATATAGAGGAGAATTGGTATCATTATAGGCAAGTTTATCAAATCACTAATCCAATGTTTAGAAATGATTATGCGTTCAGTATCGCAGTACATATTATGCAAGGCTTTATATCTGGTAATGAAATAGTAAAAGAGTTACCTGGAAAACATTATTTCACAATCGACAAAGATATACTCTGGGCACTGAAAGAAGATCGAATGACATTTTTATTAGAAAAAGAAAACCATATAGGAGAGTACACTGCATTAACCACTGAAGGGTTAGATGTGCATGTTATGAACAAATTTAGTTTAGAGAGGTGTATAGATGAGTAGAGGTTTTTTAGTCTTAGCTCAAAATTCACAATCTAATGATGCTGACTTAAAGCCGGTCCACTTGTATGAAAAAGCATACGAAAATGTCTTTGTAGATGTGTGGTATAAAGAACTAACTCATGTAAAAGGTCAGCATGTTTATTACGATAAAAAAGTATATAAAGTTACAGAAACCTATTTGCCTGGAACTGAGTTTGATTTAAACAAGCATCAATTACTTGTTGAAAATGTAAAGCTTATTGGAGATAACAATAAAGAATTAGAATTTCATTGCGCAAACAAAGGCGATGTAGTCTTAGATATGAATCATCTGTATTCGGTAGTAACGGTGGATAGCAATTCTCCGTATACCATAACAAAGTTGTATGATGATTTTTTTGTAGAAATTTGGCATTCTGGTCAAAAATATAATAAAGGACAGCATGTTTGGTACAATAATTCTGTATATACAATACAAAAAGTTACATCTGAAATTCAGTTTGACTTGATTGAAAAGAAATTAATTTTAGAGAACATTTATCTATTTGCTGACAACGATACCTCTGTGGTATGCGTTGATCCAAGAAAGAGCGCAACAGTGTTGCACTATAACAGCATTTGTTCGATTGTACCAAATACAATTGAAGATTATGTTCAGCAAGCTTGTATACTTGCTAAAACATTAAAACGACATTGCCCTGATGAAAATATATCAATAATTACCAATGATGAAATATCACCTGTGGATAGAAAATTATTTGATCATGTTTTACCCATTCCGTTTGCCGACGATGCTGAAAACTCAACATGGAAAGTTGAAAATAGATGGAAAATGTATGAATGTACTCCATATCTACAAACAATTGTTATGGATACAGATATGTTGATATTAGAGGACATATCAAGATGGTGGAATTATCTTGATAGATATGATTTGTTTTTTACAAGCACAGTTAAAACATATCGGAACGAGGAAGTAATCGGCGATGCATATCGAAAAGTGTTCACAGCAAACTCTCTACCCAACATTTATACAGGATTACACTATTTTAGAAAGTCTAAAACAGCGGAAACATTTTACAATATGTTAGAAGTAATTTGTAAAAATTGGAATCAATTTTATAACGAATTTCTACCTCATAATACTCCATCGTCGGTAAGCATCGATGTATCTGCAGCACTAGCTGTGCTTTTGCTAGATACTGAACACGAAGTAACAAACAATTCTTTACCGATATCTTTCGTTCATATGAAACCAAATATACAAAATTGGAAAAAGTTTGCAGCTAGTTGGCAGAATTCTGTCCCTCCTTATATTAACAGTGCTGGAGAATTGAAGATAGGCAATATGTTGCAAAACGGCGTTTTTCATTATACAGAAAATAATTTTGTAGAAACTAGCGGGATCGAAAATCTTTATGACCGAGCTTAACAGAATATTTAAAAAAATAAATGAAAATATTGATAAAAAAGTTACCAATTTCGTTTACTATGATAAATTCGGTGAAATAAAAAAGATCTCAAATGCCTACACAGTTGTAGATAATTTAGAATGTGTAGAAGTTCCGCACGAAACTGTGAAAAATATTATTACAGGAAAACACAAATTTTCTGATTACACAGTGACTTACAACAATGAATTAAAATCAATATCAGTCAAACTTAAACAAAAGAAATTATCTGAATATTCTACATTTTATAATATTGCCTCTAAAACCTTTGGCAAAGAAGAATACAAATTTTATTTTGAAAATACTACACGTCAAAATTTAACACACAAGCCAATCTATCAAGATATTTTTGTGGATGTGTGGTACAATGAATTAGAACACCTGCCTGGTCAGCATGTTTGGCACAATTATAATGTATACAAAATTTTATCGTATCAAGATAAAGACACTGTTTTTTCTATCAGTAATGCAGAAAAAAAATTAGAAAACGTAAAATTGTTTGCTGATCACAACGAGTCTTTAAGTTTTGATCGTAATTTAGAAAATAATGACATTTTTTTATCCTACAACAAACTTTTTATGTACAAAAATAAAAATCTAAGTGCAGAAGATATAGATGTTTTGATTGTAAAAAATTTAAAAAAACAAAGCTGGCAGATAATAGTGTCTGATCATATAAAGAAAAACACACAGCAGTTTCATAAAACAGATCTTTCTCGTATGTTAAGTTTAAGTGTTACAGAATATAACGATCCTAATATTTTATATCGTGCTCTTAATGTAAAGTTGAACGATTTACTTTCGTCGCCGTCAATAGAAATTCCGTTCAAATACGAGTGGGAAAAAGTGGATAAAAATGTAAGTATATTTGTTGAAAAATTCTTTGATTCTTATCTATATGGGATATATAATGGTTAATAAAAAATTTAGATCACAGTCGATGGAGACAACATAGTACATCCGGATTTTTTAAATGTAGAGATAGACTTCGAAGAAAATTCACATTTAGAACACTCAGTTATATCGTGGTGTGGAAAGAACATAATTAATAATTTAATGTACGGCAATGGCGGCCTAAAATGTTGGCCTAGAGAATATGTACTAAACATGCGCACACACGAAAATGCTGATCCAAATAATCCTCACGCTCAGGTTGATTTTTGCTGGGATGTAGAATATATTCAAATGAACGAGTGTTTTTCTACAGTGTATAACAATGCAACATCGCAACAAGCCTGGAGAGCAGGTTTTCGCGAAGGTGTAAAAATGGCATTAAATCAGGGAGTAAAGCCCACGGTAGAGGAGTTTTACGAAAACCATTGGAGATGCCTGCACTGGTTGTATATCTGGATGATGATAGGCGCAGACGTAGAGCACGGCGATTGGGCAAATCTCGGTGCACGAGCAGGACTTTATAAAACAATGTGCACTGACTGGAATTATATTCAGGTTAGAGATTTTGACTACTTAAACAATTTGTGGGATGAAGAATTTGTAGATTTTGAAGGCCATGAAGTATATGATAAGAGTTGCGAGTATACCAAATTACTTTCTCAGCAGCTGAATATTCCCGTAGCTGATCCCTTATCCGCAGAACAAAGTAAATTTTTTAAATCAGTATATCAAAATACAAATAGAACTGACAGCCAGCACGGAATAAAAGTAAATGTCTGAGAAACAACGAATAGAACAAATTAAGCCAATCATAGATGACATAAGTCCAACATTTTGCCTTGCAAAATGGCACCATACTAGTATATACCTTCATACAGGACAAACTCATAGTTGTTATCATCCATCGCCGCACAATATCTCCGTTAAAGATATAAAAGAGAATCCCAGTGCGTTGCATAACACTAAGATCAAAAAACAAGAAAGAGCCAAGATGTTGTCAGGAGTAAGATGTGAAGGCTGTCAATATTGTTGGAATGTAGAAGATTTAGGTGATGATCAAATTAGCGACAGGATGATAAGAAACTCGTCTATCTATAAACCGGAACGAGTGGAAGAAATTGTTTCAAGTGGATGGGATCACGATATAAATCCTGAATACATAGAAATAGCGTTTTCCAACGAATGTAATTTTAAATGCGGGTATTGTCATCCGAGGTCTAGCAGCAGCTTTTATAACGAAATAAAAAAATATGGTCCTGTGAAAGATGTAAAAAATCATTCCCTAGATGTCGAATGGTTTAATCCAATCGAGGAAGATAAAAATCCTTACATCGATGCCTGGTGGAAATGGTGGCCTGAAGTAAGTAAGACGCTAAACATTTTACGCATTACCGGCGGTGAACCCCTCATGCATAAAAGTACATGGAGAATTTTCGATGAGCTAAAACAAAATCCCAGACCGTACTTAGAATTAAATGTAAATAGTAACCTTGGAGTATCTAACAGGCATGTAAAAAAACTAGCAAACGAAGTCAATATGCTCACAGAGGCAGGATCTATAAGAAAATTTAAACTATATTCCAGTATGGATACATACAATGAGCGTGCAGAATATTTACGAACTGGTCTGGATATTGACTTATGGGAAAGAAATATGAGAGACTATCTTGACATCACAGGCGACGATATCACTTTCATGTGCACATTCAATATTCTATCCGTGACAAGTTTCCAGTTATTTTTAGAAAAGATACTAGAATGGAGAACTGATTACTATAGTCCATTTAAAAGAAGAATTAGATTTGATACACCATATCTAAAAGAACCATTGCAGTATGATATGCATCTTCTTCCCAAAGAACACTTTTTGCCATATTTTGATAAAATTTTGTTATTTATGGAAAATAACACAAATGATGCTGATACGACAAAATTTTCTGATTTAGAATATGCAAAGTTTAAACGTGTAAGAGATTATTTTGCCGAAGTGTACTATGATCATGATAAAATTGTACAAGGTAGACAAGATTTTGCAACCTGGTTTACAGAATACGATAAAAGACGCGGAACAAATTTTTCAGAGACTTTTCCAGAAATGCAAGAGTTTTTCGACATGTGTAAAGAGTACAAGAACTAAAAAAGGATTATATAAGTGAAAATTTTTATCACAGGAATTGCCGGGTTCTTAGGCAGTCATGTAGCAGATACCATGATATCTCTTGGACATGAAGTAGCAGGAAATGATAATTTAATAGGGGGAGAAATTAAAAACGTTCCTGCCGATGCAACTTTCTACCAAATTGATTGCAACGACTTTGATTCAATTGTAAAAGTGCTTAAGGACACAGATATTGTCATACACACAGCTGCTACTGCGCACGAAGGACTGAGTGTTTTTAGTCCTAACTTTATCACAAAAAATATTTTTCAAGCTACTACCTCTATGATATCTGCGTCTATACAAAATAATGTAAAAAGATTTGTTCTTTGTTCAAGCATGGCTAGATATGGCAACCAAGAAGGACCATTTTGTGAAAATATGAATCCACAACCTGTAGATCCGTATGGTATAGCAAAGGTAGCATCTGAACAAATATTAAAGACATTGTGTAATATTCACGGAATGGAATGGAATATTGCTGTGCCCCATAATATTATAGGACCTAGACAGAAATACAACGATCCCTATAGAAACGTTATAAGTATTATGATTAATAGATCCTTAAAAAATCAGCCATTAATAATATACGGCAACGGAAAACAAACGAGATGTTTTAGTTATGTTGATGATTGCATTCAATGTTTAGAAAAAATGGCTTTAGACTCTAACATTGTAAATGAAATTATTAACATCGGCCCAGATGAAGAATTTGTATCTATAAATCATGTTGCAAATAAAATAAAAGAAAAAACTAATTTGAAGCATGAACATATATATTATCCTGACCGCCCCACTGAAGTAAAAAACGCAGTGTGTAGTTCGAACAAAGCTAGGTCGTTATTAGATTATAAAACTGCTACAAGTTTAGATATTGCTATTGACAAAACCATAGAATATATAAAAAGCAATGGAGTAAAAGAATTTGATTATTTTGTAGAATTAGAAATACAAAATGAAAAAATACCTCAAACATGGTCAAAAAAAATAATATGATAAATTTTATTGCAGAAGATTCTATAAATAAGCGTAATTTCCTAAAATATAAAGGGGATAAAGGTTTTGTAATTACTCCTAGTCCTTTTGCTACTGCTTATTCTTTTGCTAACAATCGCCAACCTAGATCAGTTTCAAAAAATTATAGTGAAAAATCTGTATATGCTGTCGGTGTAGGGTATTCTCCCAAATCTTGGGCACGTCAAGATTTATTTAATTATATTCCTGAAAGAATTAAATACCGGATAAGAACAAAAAAAGTTTTTTTTATGATTGATCAAAGTCACGAAGGATATCATACAGATTTTTTGTTTAGATGGTTTCACGACCAATGTGAAAAACACCAATTGCCGTTGTCGCAAATAATTTATGTAACCGGCGATAGAGATGTAGAGAATAGATATAATAAATTTAAGCAATTAAATAATATAAAAGAAGGTATTCATACAATTGCGTATAGCCATTTTGAGCAGTATATCTATACCGCTTTAGAAGAGAAAGAGAGTTTCGGAAAAACATATCAATTCCTTACTGATAATACAATGCAAATCAAAGATTTCAATTGTTTACAAAAAAGAGTACGTTTGCACAGGGTACACTTGTTTAAAGAATTAGTGAATAGACAAATTTTAGATAAAGGTATTATTAGCATGAATAAGATACCTGATATGCCAAAAGTAAAATTCATGGACGACGCAGAAGTGCAGAATCTAAATAGCCTTTTGCCTATGCTTCCTGAAAATCATATGCGGCAAGAGAATGTGTTTTCGAGTCAGGACTGTGGGCTGTTCTTAAAAGAACTTAATGCAGATATAATGCAAAAGAGCTTTTTAAGTGTTATAAGTGAGGCATTGTTCTTTGACAGCGAAGGAGATGACGGATCTTTTTTAAGCGAAAAGTCATTTAAGCCTATTGCGTGCAAGCATCCTTTTATAATTGTTTCCAGTCACAGAATTTTAGAACATATTAGGAGTTTAGGATATAAAACATTTCATCCTTATATAGACGAGTCATACGACACTGAACCAGATCCGTGGAAGAGAATTAAAATGATAGCCGATGTAATTGAAAAATTTGTTAACAAAACATACGACGAAAAACTTTTGTGGTTTAAAAGTGTACAAAATATTTGTGAGTACAACTACGATAGATTGGTAATAAATTGTACAACAGAAGAAAAAGAAAGATTTGTAAAATTCGAACAAATAGTTAAAGGAAACTAATATGTATAGACACCAAGTAGAGGAAATCAATAAAGATTTATTAAGAACTAGAAAGGCAATAATTGGACTAGGGTGTTCGTTTACGCAGGGACAAGGTGCTATAAACGATGAAATTTATGAAGATTACGGCATTAAAAAAAATTTTTTTACTAGACATACTCAGCCTGGCGCCTATCTCCCTCAGCCTAGTGATAAGACAGAATTGTTATCTACCTATCCTAACCTAAGGTTAGGACCTCATGGAAAAATAGACTATACTTGGATGGAATATGATAATGCATTTGTCAATGTATTATGTCAAAAGTATTTAGATGGAAAGTATACGCCTATAAATTTTGGACTAAGAGGATGCGGAAATAGAGGCACAGTAAAAGAGCTGTATTTAAATAGTATAAATTTTGAGCATACTGAAGAAATTATCGTAATTTTTGGACTGAGCGGTCTTGAAAGATTTGATTTTATAAATGATACATGTGATGATCACTTTAGATTTAAATGCATGTGGCCTTTTCCTGAAAAGCATCAGCACAGACGTGACAGATTACTTTGGACAGCATATAGAGATAGCTTATATTCAGATAAATTTGCAGTGCTTGAACAGATTTGTCATATTGCAGAAGCACAACAATGGTGTACTAATAACAATGCCAAATTGGTTTTGTTAGATAGCTTTGATTCTAGATATAACAAAGATTTTTTCCTGGAATCTTTGAAAACAAAAGTTAACAGGGGCACTAGGTATGCGATTCGCGAAGAGGAAGATGCTTGGGAACACGACGAGTGGTTAATTGATAAGGTATCGTGGGATAACTTCTTTTATCCGAATGGATTTGCAACTTGGACACATATGTTGTCGGATTTAGAGCCTGCAGGAAAAACCAACAACTTTTATTTTGATTGGGCAGAAACAGGATCTCCTAATGGATATATAACTCCGTGTTCACACCCTTCTCAAAAATCGCACGATTTGTTGGCTAAACTGTTAAAGGAGCATATTTTTGATTGATTGGAGTATATATAAAGGCAATAAGCCTGTCTTTATGGAGGACAATTCAGAAGTAATTCTTCCAGGATATGTTAATAATTCCGATCATCCATTTTCTGCAATCTACCCAATTAATTACAAAGACGCGAGTGGAAATATTATCGAGGGTTTCAGATCTGAAAATGACCACGCTAATTTTTTAACAAATAAAAAAATTAAAGGTACAGAATGGCGTTATTATGACAAAGATATTTCATATACTGTTAATTCTAGCGGCTATAGAACAAGAGAATGGAAAGACATTGACTGGAAAAATTCAGTTGTTGTTTTAGGTGACAGTTGCACATTTGGAGAAGGGTTACCAGAAGACGAGACAATGTGCAGTTATTTAGAGGAAGTTAGTGGTAGACCGGTAATTAATTTAGGTGTACCAGGCGGTTCTAATCATGTAATTTTACAGAATTTAAGTATACTATTTACTAAGTATGAAATTCCATTTGCAGTTGTCATTAATTGGGCTCCTACTAATAGATTTAGATATTTTTTACAGGATGATTATCACGATACAGGAAGTTGGACTGCGGATTTCCCTTCACTAAAGCGTTTGAAAAATGGTGTTGATATTGTAAAATTGTGGCTTTTACAGTATCTAGATCCTGTAAACGAAGCGGTACAAACACATTATTTGTCATTGCAAGCAGATGCAATTTGCAAAGATCGCACAAGATATTGTAAAGTCAGTTTTTGGGATAATACTGCTGCACTTACAAACTCTATCAGCCTAAAAAAACAAGATAAAGCTAGAGATATGATACATCCAGGTTACGAATCAAATAAACATGCAGCGGCAACAATTTACAACGAGATATACAATGAGCAATTATAACAACGACGCTATTCGATCTAAAAAACAGCTAGATATGATATCTGATACAATGTGCTATGCCAAATGGGCACAAAGTAGTATAAATTTAATTAATGGAAAAACACACAGTTGTTATCATCCTCCGTTGCATGACATTGATTTAGATGAAATAGAGTTAAACCCTGCAGCATTACATAATACAAAAATTAAAAAATATGAAAGACAGCAGATGCTAGCAGGATCTAGGCCTGATGGATGCAACTATTGTTGGAAAATCGAAGATTCTGGTGCTATTAGCGATCGGGTATATAGATCAGGCGAATATTGGGCACAAAATGCTAGGAAAGAAATATTTGATGCACTGGATGACAGGAATGTCAATCCAAGGTATTTAGAAGTTAACTTTAATCAAGCTTGTAATTTTAGTTGCATGTACTGTAGTCCTCATCTAAGCACTAAATGGGAAGAACATATTATAAATCATGGACCGTATTTGCTAAGAGGCACATCTGATGTAGAGATCAAACATAATGATCTATCTGGCTTAAAGGATCTAATGCCTTTAAAAGTAAAACAAGAAGATAATCCATACTTGCAAGCTTTCTGGAAGTGGTGGCCTTCTTTATATAAATCTCTAGAAGTTTTTAGAATTACAGGCGGCGAACCGCTTATGGATAATAATACGTTTAGAGTGCTTGATTACATTTATGAAAATCCTAATACTTGGTTAGAAATGAGTATCACAACTAATCTGTGTCCGCCCAACCAGCAATTATTTGAAAAATTTATTAGTAAAGTAAAAAAATTAGAAGAAATTCAAATTTGGGAAGACAAAGAGCGTTACAATCCAGGGTCAGGTAACCATTGGTATGTTAATCCTAGTTTGAAAAATTTTGCATTATTTGTAAGTTTAGATAATGTTGGAGCCCGAGCTGAATATATAAGACCGGGTTTGAGTTTTAACACAATGGAAAATAATGTTAATAGTTTTTTAAATTCCACAAATAATACTACTGTTACTTTCATAAATACTTTCAATTCTTTAAGTGTAATTGGTTTCATAGACTTTTTAGAATTTATATTATCCTTGCGCCATAAATATAGTAAAACTGAACAAGGCACTAAATTCATACCTATACATGATCCGTATAACACACACCCGGATTATAAAATAGATCCTAGACAGCGAATATGGTTTGACATTCCAGTTCTTGAAAATCCTTCTTGCCAAAATATGTATGTGTTACCTGAAAGATTTGCGCAACATATACAAAAAGGTATAGATTTTATGAAACAAAATAATAATACTGATAATTATGACGGGTTTTATGATTTCGAAATTGAAAAAGCAGAAAGGAATCTCAATTTATTTTTGAATACACCTAAATCTATTACCGACCAAAATAATTTCTGGGATTTTTTCCAGCAATACGACAAACGACACGAAAAAAATATTATTGAAGTGTTTCCTGAATTAGATGAATTTAAAAAACATAGCAACGATGTAATTGGAATTTTCTAAAAAATGATACTTGATAATCAATCCCTCCATGATTTACCTATGTGGAATATATTTCAAAAGCTTAAATTTCCAGAAGAAAATTTAGGTGTGGGATTAATTCGTAAAAATGATTTGCATTTCGAAAGCAACCATTCTATACATTATGTAGAAAAATATTTTGAGAAAGGAATTTTTTTAGACTATAAGTCCACTAATGATCTAAATACTGCAGAAGCAACGCATCAATACAAAAATTTTATAGAACCATATGCCAAAGCAGTTTGGTTGACAAATGAATTTTTAGCACAAGGATTTAGAAATCCCATCGGAATTCATTTCGAACCTAACAGGAATGATATATATAGTAGTGGTTCGAGTAAACGGATAGTAGAGGGCAAATGGAGAATACACCCGGGCGGCACGAGACAACAGATAATCCAACATTTTTACAAAGACGAATATATTAGAGTCATTGCATTTAACACATGGGGTAAAGAATTCCAGTTTGAAGAAATTTTTGAAACAAAAAGAGAACTAGGAGACTATCTTGCCTGCGAATTTCTTCCTATTTTTGTACCTGATCATGGCACATTAATACCTCACATACTCACCGAAGTAAATTCTATTGATACTAACGTGTTAAATACACACTCCGCAATAAAAGAAGAAATACGGCAAAGCATAATTTTTATAAATGATGAGTTCAATTTTTTTAAAAATCATAATCACGTAGGAAAAAAAATTAAAAAGATTAACATTAATATCAAAAATCCTGGTGCAACAAATTTAACTAAAGCATATTTTGCACTATTACAAAATTCTTACATAGACGATGATATAGAGATTGAGAAAACAGATGTTACCTAATCTAGAAAGAGCAGTAGTAGAAGTATTTGGCGGGTGTAACTATACTTGTCAAATGTGTCCTCAAACTACAGGCCGCGGCAAAGAATGGACACGCAAGATGCCGTTGGATATGTTTGTAAACATTCTTGATCAACTGCCAGGTAAGCCTGTTATTAATCTAGAAGGTTCGGGCGAACCCACAATGGCCAAAGACTTGCCTTTATACATTGCAGAATGCACGAAGAGAGGACTTCCTAGTTTTATGTACACTAACGGCAGTTTCTTTAGTGGACACTTTATGCAAGATTGCGTTGACGCCGGTCTTACTTTTGCTCGGTTTAGTTGTATAGGCTATAACAGAGAAAAATATAAAGAATGGATGGATGTTGATAACTTTGATTTATTGCAAACAAATGTAACAAAAGCTAAAGAATATATTAAGCGAGAAGATGCAAATTGCACTTTGTCAAGCTACCATTTGATATTAGACAACGCACAAATAGAGTATGAAGTTGATCAGTATCGAAATAACTTTATAGGACCGACTGGAGTGCTTGGTTATATTTGGAAAATGCATAACTGGAGTGGAAATTATCAACCTCTTTATGTTCGAGATCCGAGTCAGCGTAGAACATGCGGCAGACCCTTTGCGCCAGAGATTACTATAAGAAGCGGTGGCAACGGAGGACTTAAAGGAGCAGTCACTCCTTGTTGCCAAACAATGGGTCCACCAAACGAGAGTCTAAGTGTGCTAGGACATACAGAAACACAAACCATAGAAGAAATATGGAATGGCACAGAGTACGAACAGCTTCGCAAGGCTCATGCTGAAAAAGACTTTGACAGCATCGAATACTGCAAGAACTGTGATTTCTTATACGAAGATCCTGAAGTGCTTGTATGGAGTAATGACCCGACCGCTAGTACAGACTACATGCTAGGTACACAGTTTACTCTTAAAGATTATATGATTGACAATTAATGCCAGAGATTATATACTTGTTTCATGTATGATATTGTCGTTATATCCACCAGAGATCAAGATGATCCGCATTTTTCTTGTTTAAAACAGAAGTTCTCTAGAATAAAATTTATTCGAAATTTTGTCGATCTAGAAGATGCATATAACAAAGCTAAAAGAATGTGTTTTACAAAGATGTTTTGGATTATTTGGGATGATTTATTTATAGCAGACGACTTTAATTTTGAATACAAAGCAGACGAATGGAGTGAAGATATTGTTCATGTATTCTTAAATCAGTCATATTATGATGGAGTTTGTTTAATCCCAAAAAAGAAAAGTATTGCAAAAAAACAATTAGAATATAGATTTTTTCAGGAAAAAAAAGAAATAAATTTATGCGCAAGTCGACCTAGACCGTATGATATTATTTTTATAAGTTACGATGAACCTAATGCTGACAAAAATTATAATCACTTGTGCATAAGATTTCCTACAGCAAAACGTATTCACAAAGTAAAAGGTATACACCGAGCACACATCGAAGCGGCAAAAATATCTAATACAGAAATGTTTTGGGTAGTAGACGGTGATGCAGTAGTGTTAGAAGATTTTAATTTTAACTTTCAGGTTCCTAAATGGCATAAAGACAATGTTTACGTATGGAGGAGTATAAATCCTATAAACCAGTTAGTCTACGGTTATGGAGGTATAAAATTGTTTCCAAAAAAAGAAACACTAGAAATGGACACCTCTAAAGCTGACATGACAACCAGCATAAGCTCTAAATTTAATCCAGTCCATGATATTTCAAACATCACAGAATTTAACACGGATCCGTTTAATACTTGGAAAAGTGCATTCCGTGAATGTGCAAAGTTATCAAGCAGGGTTATTAGAGGTCAAGTTGATGCAGAGACAGAATATAGATTAGAAACATGGTGCACCGTAGGCAAAGATAAACCGTTCGGTGAATATGCCATATCGGGCGCAAACGCAGGTAAAGAATTTGGCGAGAATAACAAATCAGACATAACTCTCATAAACAATTTTGATTGGCTTCATGAACAATTTTCAAAACATTCCTTGGGATAATATAACACGTTTCGGTCAGAAAACCCTTCTAGATAGTGGTCTTTTCACCGTCTCCTGGATAACCACAAGATATTGTAATTATTCGTGCTCATATTGCTGGCCATACGCAAGATCTAGTGTCCCAGATAAGAAACCGCTAGAATTGTACTTAAACACTATAGATAGTATCAAGACACAGGCCCGTGCAAATAACTTTACAGACTTCCATTTTAGCTTTAGCGGCGGCGAACCAACAGCACTCAAAGGTTTCCTTGACATTATTGAACATTATGCAAATGACACTGTTCCGGAATATCAAAGCATACATATGACATCAAATATTTCGCCAGGATCTAAATGGTGGGATAGGTGGTTAGCTACTACACAAAGTCTACAACGTAGAAGTATAACTGCCAGTTTCCATGCCGAACATGCAGATGAAACAGAATTTGGTGATAAATGTCTTATGCTAGCAGATGCAGGAGTGTTTGTAACCGTAAATCAAGTTATGGTACCCGGCTTGTTTGACGAGTATTACAACAGATGCCAGAGACTTTCAGATAGGGGTATAAACGTCACGTTAAAGCCTCAAAGCGACCCTACAGCGAGTTTTATTGTGGACGGCTATACACAAGAACAGCGTGACCTTATGCAGACAGGATT